CACCAGAATAGGATTCGACGGCTAAATAAGCGCACTTAAGTTTAAATACTCTACTTAAAACATCTATAATTGGAGCTCCGCCTCTCATAATGCCAATTAACATGTCAGGCTTAAAACCGCTTTGATGAATTTGTATTGCTAGTTTTTCAACGATTAGATTATACTCTTTCCAATCAATGATAAGTTTGTCTGCCATAAAAAAAATTAATTCATTTTTAAGGAGTTGTAAATGAAAGGATACGTGGTTTGTGTTTATAAAAATATTACTAACGATGAAAAACTTAAAGAATATGCTGTTAAAGCTAGAATAGCAGTTGAAAAGTACAAAGGTAAGTTTTTAATCAGGGGTGGAAAAACAACTACAAATGAAGGAGAGGCTTCGCCAAGAACTGTGGTTATAGAATTTCCATCTTATGATGAAGCTAATAAATTTTATAATTCTATAGAATATCAAGAAGCACACTCGATTTTGAAGGGATATGCTGTAAGACACCATCAAACAGTTGAAGGTGCTTAATATTGTATTGGTTCATTATCAATAGATCTCCATAGGTACCAAGTGGCTACAGAGCAATAAGGTGTGAATTTTTTATAGAGTTTATTCAAAAAGTTTTTAGGAGGATAGTATTTTTTTTTGTAGTTATTTGAAATAGCTCTTAGAAGTCCAATATCTTGTAAAGGCCAAATATTTGAGCGATTAAAAGTAAAAAGTAAAATCATTTCTGCTGACCACCTACCAATTTGTCTTAAATCAGATAAATATTCTATTGCTTCTTCGTCAGACATTTTTTTGATTAAACCGGGCTTAAAACTTTTATTAAGTATTCTTTTCGCCAAGTCTTTTATTCCTTTAACTTTTTGTTTGCTTAAGCCACAACTTTTTAAACTACTAAATGATAGTTTGTTTACGGTTCTAGCATTAATTTTATTTTTACATTTCTTTTTAAACTTTAAAAAAACTGCATTGGCTGCAGCTACACTAATTTGTTGGCCTATAATACTTTTGCAAAGAGAGAAAAAAACATCATTGCGTGTTATAAGATTTCCATCTTTATAATTAGTAATAAGTATTTTCATAACTTTATCCTTTTTAGATAAAAATTTTTTTGCCTTAGCCCAGTATTTAGGGGCTCTACTCATGGTCTTGGAATAATTATTTGCTTTTTTAATTTGTTCTCTCTCATAAAAATTATTAATGAGCTAGTTATGACAAGTGCTGCTCCTAACAAAGTTAAAACTTTTGGAACTTCACTCCAAATAAAATAACCAAAGAGGATAGCAAACACTAAACTTAAATATTTAATAGGTGTTACGAGTGATGCCTCTGCAAGTCTATAACTTTGAGTTAATAATAAATTAGCAACACTTCCGCATAATCCAAGAACAAAGAATAATATAAAATCTATTAGTGTCGGCATTTTCCAGTCGCCAAAGAAAACTGTAGCTAATCCTAAAAGAGTACAAAGCAATGTAAAATAAAATGCTATCGTATAATTAGCTTCGGTTTTAGATAAGGATCTAACGCTTATAGCTACACAGGCAAAGAATATACAAAACACAATAGGTGTAATGTAGTAATAATTTAAATCAGTAAATGCTGGTTGAACAATTAAAAGCATTCCTAAAAAACCTAAAAAGACAGCTGACCATCTTTTTATCCCAACTCGTTCAGATAAAAAAATAATTGAGGCGATTGTAACAAATATTGGTCCTCCAAAAGTTAAGGATACAACATCAGCTAATGGCAGTTCTCTCAAACCAAAAAATAATGCTATAATAAAACCAAGAGTTTCAAAATATCTAGATGTAAGTCCTGTTTTAATTAATGTAAAAAAATCTATTTCAAGCTTATGGTTCTCAGCCTTCTCCTCAACTTTATTAATTTTTACTGTTTCTTTAAGTGAATCAGTAAAATCTTTTATTTCAATTGCTATATTTTTTTCTATGGCTTTAATATTTACTTCTTTAGAATCAGATCCAGCTGTTTCCATCTGAACTTCATATAAGTTCAAAATCTTATGTACAAAATTTTGATTCAAATTAATTTGTTGAATTTTGTTCAATGGAACACTTAATTTTGTCTTTTTAAAAAATCAAGAATTTAAACTTGCAGAGTTAGATAAAGAAAAAAAGCTATTATTAGGTCCAGCTCTTATTCCTAATAAACCTATTTACAGAAAAAGCGGTGAAAAAGAGTATTACATATATTTCTCAAGAAATACAGTAAGAAAAGCAAGTGAATTATTCTTAAAAAGAGCAAAACAGCATAGGTCTACTCTTGAACATGAACTTCCTTTAAATGGATTAACAGTTGTAGAAAGCTGGATAGTAGAAGGAGAGCAAGATAAGACTAGATTATATGATATGGAGGTGCCAATAGGCACTTGGATGGTTTCAATGAAGGTAGAGAATGATGATGTATGGGAAAACTACATAAAAACAGGTAAAGTTAAAGGTTTTTCAATAGAAGGCTATTTTGCAGACAAATTAGAAAGACCAAACGAGCCAAATAAGCTTTCAGAGTGTAACTGTGAAAAAGATTTAGCAAAATGTATTTGTAAAGATGAGGAAATACAAAAAATAGAAGAAGAAGAAGCTAAAGAACTATTAAGTGCAGTTAGAGCAATCATAAAGCAAGACAAAAGATATAAATCTGGTAAAAGAACAGAATTAGAAACATATAATGACTATCCAGATTCAGTAGCTAACAATGCTAAAAGAGGAATAGAGCTCAATAAGAAAGTAAACAATAAATGTGCAACTCAAGTTGGTAAAGTTAGAGCTCAACAATTAGCAAGAAAAGAAAAATTAAGCGTAGAGACTATAAAAAGAATGTATAGTTATTTATCTAGAGCAGAAGAGTATTATAAAACAGGAGACACAGAAGCTTGTGGATATATATCTTATTTATTATGGGGTGGTAAGTCAGCAAAATCATGGGCAGAGAGTAAATTAAGAAGTTTAGACCAATTAGAAGAGTTAAAGAAACCATGTCAAGCAGGATACGAAATGATAGGATTTAAAATGAAAAACGGAAGAAGAGTTCCTAATTGTGTACCTATAAAATGAGATATAAAAGACATTATAATGTTCCTAGCTCAAATAAAAGAGCTTGTTTATGTAGAGATGGTACATATTCTAGGTCTTGTTGCGATTCAGAAGATTACTTTGCACAAGGTATAGGAAGTATTACAGGACCTATAGGATTTTTGTTGCAAGAGAATGGAGACTTTATATTACAAGAAAATAATAGTAAAATAGAATTATAAAATGGCAAATAAAAAAATATCACAATTAAACGCAGCAACAGCTTTACAAGGAACAGAGAAATTTCCAATAGTTCAAAGTGGTGAAACTAAATATACTACTTATAGTAATATTATAGATTATTACCACGCTACAGCTTTAACAGTTTCAGACGGTCAAACAGTTGACTTAAATGATTCAAGTTATGACAATACAAGACTTTTAAAATTAACTTGGTCAGGAGGTTCTGGGAATATGGTTTTAAATTTGCCAGATGCAACAACAACTGAAAGTTTAAGTAGAGTTATAAGATTTGTTACTAATGGAGGTTTTAACACAAATACAAGAGTACGTTTAACTCCAAAAGCAGGTCAAACTTTAGACGGTAGCTCAAGTTACTATGAATTAAATGTTGCATACGAAGGTTTAGCTATTTGGTGTGACGGAGTTGAATGGTTCATAATTCAGAAGAAAGCATAAAAATACAACAGAATAAATTTAATCGGTAATAACTATAAATAAGAATCTTATGAAAGCAAGTGAAATTGTAACTAAAATCAAAGATGTTCTTTTGTCTTCAACTAAAGAAGAGGAAACTACTCCTGAAGTTGAGTTAAAAGAAGAAGCTCCTAAAGCTAAAAAAGAAGAAGCTAAAGAGGAGATTAAAGAGGAAGCTCCTGCTGCTGAAATAAAAGAAATTAAATATTCTGCAGAAGAAGGTGCTGAAGAACTACAAGAGGATAACTACGAAGAAGACATCGTAGAAGATGCTCCTGCTGTAGAGTATGCTACTAAAGATGAAGTTTCAGAACTTAAATCTATGGTAGAAAAATTAAGAGGTATGATTGAAGCTAAAGAAGAGGCTAAAGAAGAAGTTCCACAAGAACTATCTGCTGATGAACCTGCTGAAGCAATTAATCATTCACCAGAAAACGAAGTAAGTAACAATATTGGTGTTAGGTTCGCTCCTAATGCAAATAGAAACACTACTTACAATAGAGTATTAAACGCAATAACTAACAACTAATTAAATTAATTTAAAATGGCAAATAGTTTAAACACACCAATAACTACTACTTACGCTGGTGAATTTGCAGGGAAGTATATTTCTGCAGCACTATTAAGTGGTAAAACTTTAGCAGAAGGTAACATTACAATTGTACCTAATGTAAAGTACAAACAGGTAATGAAAAAACTTGCTTCAAGTGACATCGTAAAAGATGCAGCTTGTGACTTTTCAGGTGAAAGCAGTGTTTTAACATTAACTGAAAGAATCTTAACTCCAGAGGAGTTTCAAGTAAACATAGAATTATGTAAGAAAGACTTTAGAAGCGACTGGGAAGCAGTACAAATGGGATATTCTGCATTTGACAACTTACCTCCTTCATTTTCTGATTATTTAATTGCTCACGTAGCAGATAAAGTAGCTCAAAGAATTGAGACTAATATTTGGACAGGTACTAACGCTACTTCAGGTCAGTTTGACGGATTCATCACTACTTTAGGTGCTGATGCAGACGTAGTTGACGTAGTAGGTACTACATCTACTGCAGCTAACATTATCGAAGAGCTTGGTAAAATTGCTGATGCAATTCCTTCAACTGTATATGGTGCAGAAGATATGACTATTTACTTACCAGCTGATATGTACAGAAACTATGTAAGAGCTTTAGGTGGATTTGGTGCTTCAGGATTAGGAGCAGCAGGTACTAACGACCAAGGTACTCAATGGTACAATATGGGTTCTGGTTTATCATTTGATGGTATTCAAGTAGTTTACGCTCCTGGTTTATCAACAAGTGATGCTGTAGCAGCTCAAAAATCAAACTTATTCTTTGGAACAGGATTACTTTCTGACCAAAACGAAGTAAAAGTAATTGATATGGCTGACCTTGATGGTTCTCAAAACGTAAGAGTCGTAATGAGATTTACTGCTGGTATTCAGCACGGAATTGGAAGTGAAGTAGTATTATACGCTACTGCATAATAAATAATTGTTCAACTTAAAAAAGGGTAGGTAAGCCTTGAGCCTGCCGCCCTTTTTTTATATAAAAAAT